ATGCCCCGCGAAAACAGCCCCTACATCCGTGATCCGTACTGGCTCGACAAGAGAAGGGATGGCCGCTCGAAGTTCTGGCAGATCGCCAGATACGAAGGCGGGACGGTCCTATATCGAAGCACTCGCAAATTAGACGAGGATGCGGCCCGTGCTGCCATGGACGCCTATATTGACGCTCAGAAGTCACTCAGCCCACAAAAGCCGGACGAGGCGCCGGTTGTGTCGATGCTCGTCAATTATTGGAAAGAGAAGGGCTGCAAGTCGATCAATAGCGATCAGACCTCGCGATCGCTTCGCACCTTCGCCGCGTTTCTCGCTCAAGACATGGCCGGCGCACACGCCGTCGTAGTAGATATGGGACCGGCCCTGTTTGAGCGCTTTCGTGAGTGGCGCATAGGGCCACACGACTTCAAGCTGGCATGGTTCGGGGAGCAATACGATTATAGCAGCGGAGGCGTCTCAGGGGCCACCGTGCAGCGGAACATCAATGACGTTCGCGCTGCGGTGCATCACGCTGAGGCCAATCTGCGTATACCGCTTGCCCCGCGCATCCGCGACCTCGATCAACGCTATCTATCAGTCCCACGTGAGCGCGTGCTGACTATCCAGGAAATGGGAAAGATCGCGTGGTTTGCCTCGCACAACCCGGCGCTGTTCCGCTTCGCAGCATTGCAACTGGCAACAGGGGTTAGGCCAATGGCAGCGATGGCATTCGATCCCGTTACCCAATACGATGACAGGCGGGGGCTTATAGACCTTCAGCCTGGCGCATCGCCGCAGACGCGCAAGCGCAACTCGATCATTCCTGCGATCCGACCGATACGGCCTATTCTACGGGCATGGGCCAAGGATGGTGCGGACGAGGTGAAAAGCCGCAAGACCGCTTGGCGGAACATGCGAAGGGCCCTTGGCCTATCGGATGACGTATTTCCCAAGACCATCCGGCATACCGTCGCAACGATGCTTTATGAAGACGAGAGTGTGCCCGAACGCGAGATCGTGGAAATGCTTGGCCATGAAGGAAAGCTAGCGCGAACCACGCGCATCTACGCGAAATATAATCCTACAAGGCTGCGCGCCGTGACACGCGCTCTGGCCACCATTTGGTTGCAGGTCAGCAAAGAGGCTCGTTCGTTTGGCTCTGACCACTCTCTGGCCACTGGCCTTTCGGGAGGCAAGCTAAAGGTTGTGCAAAAAGTGGAATAATGCTAATATTCACGGGCATTTGGAAATGGTGGGCGCGGCAAGGATTGAACTTGCGACCCCACCCGTGTGAAGGGTTCTCTAGCACGCCAAATGCACGTTTTGCGTTAACTCGCGACAGAACGAAGCATGACTGAATGGCGAACAAAGCGATTTTCTCTGACCATCCTCTGACCACTCCCAGAATGGTCGACCTGTGGTTGTAGCTCTCAGCGAAGGCTTGGCGCGTACCTAGTCGGGGCGTAGGGAAGGGTGGTGCTGAAGGGATGCTCATGAGAAACACCATCATCAAGCGCGCCTCTCGAGCATTGCTCGGCTGCGGCATAACACTGGATGCTGAAGAGCGCGACGAAGCCATTCGCGCCGTTCTCGAGGCGATCCGCGAACCCACCGACGACATGCTCACAGCGGCTGCCGGATTGCCCGAAGGCGAAGGCGGTCCGACCGAGACGTGGCAGGCGATGATCGACGCGGCGCTGGCCGAAGAGTGACGCGTCTTTAATTTAGATCGATCCGCCAAGCCACCTTACGATCACTGAATACCGCCCGCACGGTCGAGGTTGGCACGAGCTTCAGATAATCTACACTCTCCCACCCCAGCATCGGTCCGGTCTCGCCCCGCGCCAGTTGCAAGTCAGCGCCTTCGACAGTCCCGCGTATGAGCTTGCCACAACGCAGGCGAACCTCGAAGCCGTCCGGAAGCAAAACCGGCTCTAGCTCGTGCGAAAAGTGCAGGCTGGTGGCATACTCAGCCCCTTCCGAACCTTGGACAGTATCGACAATGTGAAGGTGTTTCTCCGGGCAGTAGAGCAAGCGTCGGGAATGCGAGTAGGCCCCGCGTTCAACCTCACCGCCGACGACAAAGCCATCATCCTCTTGTGTGATGAGGTGCAGGAAAGAACCTTTCCTGCTCGGTCGCCCGACCTCTATCGCAGGATCGCGGAAACTGACTGTGTTGTGCGCAGCTGCGCTGACGATGTATGCGCGCTTGTCATCGTATTGGTAGCCGTACTTGCCACTATCGATGAAAACCGGCTCACCATGCTCAAACAAAGTGAAGCTGAGCTCATCGTTGTGCTTGTGCGCGTTGGAATACCAACTGCCAGTGACGGTCAGCATCGATGGCTGATGTTCGGCATTCGGGTCAGATCGAACTATTGCGTAACCCGACTTTGCGAGATCGGCCACGGCGAACGATCTTCCGGAAGCGAGGTGCGCCAGTTTCACCGCACCAGTCAAACGCCGACCTTTGCCACTGCTATCGCCCAGCGGTGAAACATAGTGGTCAGGCCGAACGAACCATGGCCCAAGCTTTTCCGCGCGAGCTAGAAGGTCTGCGGTGGCGGCATCAGCTACGCGCCGAGGGTTGAACTGTAGAATGCGATCGGTGGTAAATAGGTGATAGGAGGGCGAATGCTCTTTGTGGACACCTTCATCAGTGTAGCCCTGCTTCATGATCTTTCGGAACATCTTGGCGCAGTATGCTTGACAAGCCCTATTCGCCATCGGCCCCAGAGCTACGGATGCCAGCAAGCTGAGCCCAAAGACTTGAAAAACGCCATGGTTGCCTTTGCTTATGAATGTCTCGTCGCGAAGGCGAACGATGTGCTCTGATGCGCATTCAAGTAATGCTTCGGTCGCGCCGTCCGGCACTGTGACACGCTTGCTGAAGATGCGATCGAGGAACAGAGCCAGCCTCGCCGCTCGCATCCCGGTCGCCATATCATGCCAGGCGAAAGGGTTCTCGGCGCCGCTCGCATTAAAGCTTTGCCAATCCAAAGCGACGGCAATCGCTTCCAACAGGTATGCGTTGTCGTCTTTCTGAAAATACTTTTCGAGCATCGGCTCGACCTTGCGCCAACCGTTGAGCTGGAATTGCCAGTTTCGGTCTGAATATGGGTTCGACGCCCAATCGATCGGAATTTCGTATGGCCAGGGGGCAAGGTCCTTTCGCGGCTGAAACCCGTCGGTCGTCAAGGACTCATAAGACTGGAAATAATGCGGGCAGATGTCGCGCTCTGTGACATGCGATTTGTGCGTTTTGCGAAAGATGAGCCGTGGGATTTCCAGAGGTTGCAACGATTGAGCCATGTTTAAGCGGTGACCGACCAAGGTAAGAACTGCAACCGCTTTTTCGCTTTCCTACACGGGGACAGCTTGGCAAATCAGCCCGCATGACCAACGATGACGAAATGATCGATGTCCCCCGCATGTCCATGTCGCAATCGGCACATGATGCGTGGAAGACGAGCCCGGAACTGGCCCGGGTCAAACAAGCCTACGAGCGGGTGAAGTCATTCCCCGACGCAAAGCACCCATGGCCGCCCGAGATGCTGGAGTTGCGGCAAGCGGTGGAGATGCTTTTGAGGCGATGGGGGCCGTGAGGCGGTTCGCCCGGGCTGTGGAGTTTTGGGTGCTGCTGGCGATGATGATTGGTGTGACAGCTTACGGGCTACTCAGCGCAGGCTTTTAACGCCGCCTGCATCGTGATCCCCCACGCTCTCAGATCCAGCGCAGACGCCGCTACGATAAGCAGGTCTGATGCAGCATTGCCGGTCAGCTGCTCGCCAACCTGCGGCGGTTCGGGCGGAATGTCTTCTTTCGCGAGACAGGGCTGCGGAACCGGCACTTCGACGGTCTGCACCTGAATGCCGGGCTGCGGGTGGTTGCAGGCAGCGACAAGGGCCACGACGGCAAGAACAAGATAGCGCATTACAATCCTCTCGACTTGAGCACGCCCGCAGGCGATCGGCACTGATCGATCACGCCTTCCGCGCGCAAGGCATCTGCCTCGCCCTGAAGTTCGGACGCTTCCGATTCCGCGCGTTCCATAGCTTCCTCGAGTAGGCTTTCGCGGAGTTGGCCGGCGGCGACGAGATCTTCCATCTGGCGCGTCAGGGCGCCGAGCGAGGCGGCGGTAACGCTATGCTGCGCCTCCGAGACAGCCAGCGTGTTGCGTAGCCGGTCGTTCTCGCGATCCTTGGCCGCGTTCGACCATAGCGCGATGCCAAGTGCGATCAGCAGGATGCCGATCACGATGGCGAACACCTTGTTCACGGTCGATGCGAAGAATGTCCCGATCATAGCACCATCCAGAGAAAGAGGGAGAAACAGGCGAGGGCAATGCCCACGGCCAGTACAGTCGGCCAGGTTCGGCGATCACCGCCCATCGGACACATCCTCGACGTTCGCGGGCTTGTCAGGCGGGTTCACGATTTCGGTCTCGACAGGGCGTTCATCACCCCGCGCTGTGCTGCCAAAATAGTAGCCAAAAGCGAGAGTGGCCAAAGCGAACAACTGGCCGACGGCGAAGGTCGCGGCCTGTCCTGCTTCGTCGCCTTCGCGCCCGATCAGGATGTTCGCACCATACGCCGCGAACCCCAAGGCGAGCAGCGCCAGCACGAAACGCGCGGTTTGCGGGGAGAGAAAGCGGCTCCAGAACTCGCGCCACATCATCGCGCCCACTCCCCGGTCTTGTTATGCAGCCAGGTAAGGAACTGGCCGACGGTCTTTCCGCGCAGGATGGATGGGTTCGCCCTTGTAGCTGCTGATCCAGCGATCAGGTCCGCGCGCGCGTTTACGTCCGCGCCGATCACCTGAGCAGCCGTCAGAGGGCCGAAGAAGTGCGCGGCGTAGAGCGATGCTCGGTTGATCGGGATGCCCTTCAATTTGAGGTAAGCCGCGTTCTTACCGGTGAACGACTTCGCACGAGCCAGCTGCTCTTCGACGCTCGGGCGCAGGCCACCGAACGCCTGCGACATATCTGTGCCCCACTGCCCACCTTCGCCGATCCACGTCGATCGGATGAACTGGTAGAGGCCGGAAGCGCTGGACGTGCCTGCTTTCACATAGGGATGGTCGTTGCTCTCGATCTTCGACAGCATTGGCCAGTAGTCATCCGGAATGTCCATTTCCTTAGGCGCGGGGTGGGGCAGGAGCTCGTCGAGCACCGCTATGGTGTCGCGGCCTGCCCATCCGTCTACGTCCAATCCTGCGCGTTCCTGGAATAGCCGCACGAATGCGTCGTCTGAGATAGTCGCCATGGTCATTCCTTTTCGATCTTCTTGCGCCGTGCGAGTTCGTTCTGAGCACGATTGGCGGCGAGGCCTGCGGCGGCGTTCATCGTCTGCACCCGGGCGAGGAACTTGCGCGCGCTGTCTTCGGCGGCCTCGGACCGGCCATCGAGGCGGGCTGCGATCAGTGCTTCGACGTGGGTGATTGCCTCTTCGAAATATTCGACCCGCCAGCGCAGGGCACCGAACTGCGCGAGTTCTGCCGTTACTCGTTCGAGCTCCGATCGCATGGCTGCGGCCTGACTGTGTGCCGCCTTCAGCAGTTCGAACGTGAGTCCGTCCTGATGCTGTGTAAGTGCGAGTTCGGATGCTTCACGGCTCTGCTCGCGCTCTACGCGGTCGTTCTTCGCAATGCGCGCCTGTGCAACTGCCCAAGCGATCGCGCCGCCTGCGAGTGTGAGGAAGCCACCGTTCCACCAGTCAAATTCCACGGGATGCGACCCCCTCTGCGGTTTTGCGCCGCGCCTCTGCGGCCATGCTTTCGGCTTCGGCAGGGTCGTGGCGTGCGAGATCGACAAGCGCCAACGACAGGTCGGGGCGCTCGTATATGTCTTTGAACCGGTCCAGCGACTTGCGCTTCACCCGGCGATGCACCCAAACGAACAAGCCAAGTCCAATTCCTACGAGGGTCAACGAGAACACGTTCACGCCCTCCGGCACTTCGCTGAACCAGCGGATCTGAAAAGCGATCAAGCCCGCTGTTATGAAGAACCAGGCGGCGCTATCGGTCGTAGGCACAGATTGATTGCCGCGTGTCAGCGAGACGAAGCTGCGAAAGGTGTAGACTGCGCCGTAGATCGAGAGTGCGAAAACGATGATACGGAGCGCGACCGTCATCCAGAGTAGTGCGGTTTCCATCACACCCACCCCGAGAAAGCGCGGTGCAGCGAGCGGTTGACCTGCCAACCGGTCAAGGCGGCGTAGGCGATGAGCGCGATGGCTAGGGGGCGGCTCATGGCGCGCGATAGAAGTATTGAAAGGTGAACGACATAGACTGGCCCGAGCCAGAGACTGGCGAATTCCAGTTGAAAGTTGCCTTTTCGTCCGTGATATCTCCGTAGATCCCAGCAGCGACAGATCTCAAACTTGCTGAGTAGAAGACACCCGCTCCTCCGAGCTCACCGACTCCGGCGATGTTGCCCGGTATCGGCAAGGACATATCGAATCGGGTGTTTCCGGACGCCGTCGGGGCCACACCTGTCACAAGACCACTGACCGTGATGATGTTCCCGACCCGCGACCATTGCGCGGTAGCTGATGGGGTTCCGGTTAGGTTGAAGGTGTCGTTTATAACTGGAGTGTACGTGCCGCTCGTTCCGCCGATCTTCTCGTTAACGATCGTGGCATCGACGATAACAAAGTTCGCGACACCGTTGCCGGAAACAGTACCGCCAACCGTAGTGATTGTTGCGCCTCTTTCAGCCCAAACGCCGACACGAGCAGCACCGGTTATTGTGGCACCGGGCGCATTGATCGCTGCCCCGGCACCATAGGCGAACAGCGCAGCACCGTTGGCAAGGCCGGTTGAGGCATTAGCCAAATTATCGATGGCCGTGCCATTCGTGAAGTTGATCACGCCGCCCTCGAATGCTCGGAGGTTCGAGCCGAACCCATCCGATCCGCAACGGTTCGCAACGGCGCTGTCCGCATCAACTACTGCGACATCGGACGCTCTGATGCCGTGTCGCGTTGCATCGCTCGCATCGCTGTAACGAAATGCCAGCCTGCCGCCATGCGCCGCCTGAGCACCGTAATATCCCGAGTTGGTGCAGTCGCAGTATTCGGCTGAAACCTGGCTTCCCCAAGCAGTGATACCAGCCCCGGTCGTTCCGTTTCTGGCTGCTCCCGAAAAATTAGTCAGATTGCCTTCGGCCCCATTTGCACCAACTGAGCAGTTGTTGATGGTGGCAAGCCCGGTGCCCCATACATTCTTGACCCCGCAACCGGGATCGATGTCCATCGAAGAACGATTCAAGCTGATGCCATTGCCGGTGATTTGCGCCATCGCATCGATTAGGCACGAAAGGCGAGGCATCTTTGCCCCATCCGTTCCTGTGAAGACGTTACCGCTGAATGCGATCGGCACTTCGGCATCTTCAGACACGATCCGGAATTGCGAATAGTCGCCGCCTGATAGGTTCACACCGGCCGTCAACGTGTGCCCGCTCTCTATGTTGAGCGTAATCGTGCATTGCCGATTGAGCGGGGTCAGCCTATCTAGCGCGATCTGAAGCGTCGCCGCATCCGAGGGGATATTGACGGTCAGATTTTCCGTCACGCCCACTACGAAGTCGTCGGCCACAGCAGCCGCGATCGATGCGGCGGTGGTTGAATAGCCAGCGCGGGTGGGAATATCACGCAAGGCGTCTTCGGCGGTGCGGAGGACGGCACCGATGCCGGGGGCCTTGTACCCAACCAGCGCCGCGCCCTTGTCCTCGTCGGTGGAGGCGAGGTCCGGACCGATAGTGCTGTCCGATCCCTCCGTAGCGACAGGCGAACCGTCGACGGAACTGAAGCCGAGAAATTTACCCTTCCGGTCTGCCAGGGCGGGGAGGGCTAGCGCGCTTTCACCAAAAGCTACCTTTAAGCCACGATCTATCTCGCGCTGCTGGCGAAGATCGCGAGCCGCGGCGCGGTCAAGCGCGCGCGTCAACGCAGCAGGGTTGAACGATGGCCCTGCATTGTCGAAATCGGAAGGCTGAGTAAGGGCAGGATTGCCCGCTATGAAGATCTGCGAATAATCAGCGAGCACGGGCGCGACACTGAACGACAGAGTGCCGCCTTCATCATCGTCCAGCATAACGGAATAGAGCGCCGCCGAGATGGTTTCGCCATCCTGATCGAGCGCGACAACCTCATTGGCGGCAGTTGCCTTGAAGTCGAATGCGAAATCGGTTGTGACCCCGTTCGGCGTGTACGGGCCGGAAATAGAATTTTCAGTCGATACAGGCATCGGCAATCACCTCTGCATTCAGAGGTAAAAGCCGCCCTATCGTATCTCAAAAATCAGTTCCCGGAGACCAGTGCCATCGGGTTGCCGGTCTCACCCTCCGACAACGCGGTCGCACCATCGATCGTCTTGTTGATCTGACCGCTCGGCAGATGGAACAGGATGCCGCCGGTGTTGATCATCGACTTGCGCATCGCCTCATCGAATTCACCTTGCGACGCCTGTTGAGCCGCACGCGTGCCATCAGCGAAGAAACGCAAGCCCGCGGGGCCAGTGTAGCCGAAGTCGTATTCATTAAGCTCTGCACCGGTCAGTGCTTCGGCCACGTTCTGAATCGGCGCATCGAGTTCGCGCAGGCCCACCATTGTGCCGGTCAGATACGACAGGTGTTCGGAGGCAAGCCCCTCGACCATCGTGCGATCATCATCGTCGTCACCGCCAGAGAACGCCACATCGAGGAAATACCCCATCGCGGCCGGCAGCGAGTAGAGCAGCAGGTAATCCAGCGCCAAGGCCATCACATCGCCGGGCTTGCGGAAATCGGTTCGCGCGTAGCTCTCCGCGGTCAGGTTGTACGTCGTGTTGAAGAACGAATAGAAATTCGTGAACAGCTTGCGCACCGGCCCGCCGCGCTGAATTGCCGAGAGGTCGCCGACCTGACCACCGCCCTGCGCATCGCGCACCGCCTGATCGGCGAGGCTGACAGCACGATCATCGTCATTGCCTTGAGCCACAGCCTTTTCGAAAGCGCCCTGCCAAGTAGGCAGATCGATCGCCAGCTGCGTACGGGTGATCATCAGGAAGAACGAAGCGTTGATGAATTCGCCGGTTTTCGTGCCGCCACGGATCCGGTTGCGGATTTCGTTGATCTCGCGCTGCATCGTGTACGACCGTTCTCGCATAAACCGCGAACGCTCGTAGACGACACGAGATGTTTCGAAGGGAGCCGCAAAGAACTGTGATGCGCCTCGGGCGATCCATGGCGCCCCGACGCGGACGATCGATTGCGTGATGCCGAACGGCTGAAGCAGTGCTGTCTTGAGGTTCCAACCCAGACCAGCCACCGTCGCACCCATGCGAACGTGATTGATGCCACGCTCCCAGGCATCCTGAGCGGGCGTGTCCCCGGCAGCAACATCTTCGATGCCGCGGCGAAACTGCTCCATCACTTCAGGCCCGTAATAGTTGAGCATCGCGCTCGACACTTTGGGATGCCGGAGAAGGCGGTTCGCATCGATCAGATATTCATGAAATGCCAGATCGTGGACCACGTCGGTCAGGCCCTGCGTCACACCCGACATGCTATAGAGCAGTGGTCGGTTCGTTACCCGTTCAGCACGGGACTTGGTGAACGAACGCTGCGTCGTCGCAGCCGTGAACGAACCGCGCATTTGACGCTCGGCTTCAGCAGCATCGGCTTGCTGTGCCGCATCGAGAGTGCGCTTGCGATCGTATTTGATCGGCCAGTAGCCGCCCTTGTAGGTTCCGAACTCGGTTTCCACAGGCGTCGGCTCGACCCACTCAGGCTCGACACCGGACACTCGGCGCTCTTTGGCCGCGATCAGCGGGCGGTAGCTTTCGAACATATCCCAGATCGCTTGCACCGCGTCCATTTGCTCTTTCGTCAGCGATGCCTTGATCTCGTTCAACTGCTCCATCGACCAGCGGAAGCCGAATTCACCGCGCTCCCCGTCGATTAAGCGCTGCAGGTTGCCCGCGTTACCCATCTGACCAACGATCGCCATGCGCTCTTCAAGATTGAACGACTGATCGATGCTGGCGAAATAGATGCCCTTGCCGCCCATCTTCGGTCGACCGAGCGCATCGCGGCCATAGAAGGGCGCAAGGATCTCGAGCAGCCTTTCAGTAGCCTCCCGGTTCATCTCCGCTTCCTGATCGAAGCGCTCCATCATCGGGCGAATAAGGTTGTCCCACACGGGACCGCCATCTTGCACGCTGTCCATTTCGCGTGCCAGGCTGGCCATCTTGCGGTGCATCGCCTTGAAGGATTTGAACGCCGATGCGGCCCGGTGTCCGAATGTCTCGCGGGTGCGCGTCGGCTTCGGACCCTTCTTGCTGGCGATGATGCCTTGCTCCATCTCGGTCGCCGCCTGCTCGACTTCACGATCTTTCTTCGCGGTCAGGAGCTTCGACTTCATGCGCCCAAGGGCCGCAATCTGCTTCACTGCGTCATCAAGGAGCGTCAACTCGTCGACAGTGAGGCGCGACCAGTTCTTTGTGTCGATTTCGTTCAGAACGCGCTCTGGCAGTTCGACGGTGCGCCCTTCCGCTTCCTCACCGGCGATCCATTCTCGCAGGGAATTGCGCCGATCGATACCGCGCTGAGAGACGCGCTTGAATTCCACGCCTTCGAGAAGCGTGTGAATGCGGTCGAGATAGTCCAGGGGGAGGGTCTTAGCCTTCGTCTGTTTGGCGAACTTACCCAGGCGACGGACCGCGACATCGACCTGGTCGGAAGCTTCAGCAGCCTCGCGCGCCAAGGCGTTGTGCAGCAGTTCGGTTTGCTTGTGCCGAAATGCCGCATCCATGTCGCCAGCCAGAATCGCCGCCTGCGCATCGCGAGCCGCCTTCGCCGCAGTTCGCGTGTGACGGTGCTGCGCCGCGCCCGAGATCATATCCGCGATCACGCCTTGCTCTATCCGTCCGCGTGCCCACTCGCGCGCCATGCGATAAGGCGTCGGCTTGCGATTGGACTTCGATGCGAGCGCGCGCAGTTCCAGTTCCAGCTTTTCGCCGAGCCTGTCATTCTGCACGGCAGCACTGGCCTCGCGCTCGATTGTGCCGTCAGCTAGCGGATCACCGAAGCGCCGGTTCATTTCGGCATTCACTTCTTGCGCGATTATGGCCTCACGCACAGGCCGCTTATCACCCCCTTCCTTCATGCTACGGCGCCGCGCCTCAAGGCCTATGAGTTCACGCACCAGTTGATCGCCCGACGAGAACCCGGTCAGTTCCGCCATCGCATCGGGATTTGTGCCGCCCTGCTTCCACACAGGCGTGCCGGCCGGAAGTATGCCGAAGACATCTTCGCCGAATTTTTCTTGCAGCCATGCCTTGTCGAGGCGGGGGCCACCCTTCGTTCGCAGCAGTTTGAGGGACGCGAACAGAGGGCGACCGTCGACTTGCTGCTCGACTTCGGAACGAACAACGTTTTCCTGTTCGCGCCACTGCTTCTGCTCGCGCGCCCGGATCGAACGCATCACTTTGCCGGTAAGTTGTTCTTCAGCTTCCGAGCGCACTTGCTCACCGAGCTCTGCGTAGCGGCGAGCATCGGGCTCCGACATGCCCGCAGCGATAGCATCATCGAACTGCAGGTAGGCGGCGCGCGCCTCAGCAGCCTGGGCAATCTCACTTTCGGTTGCGAGCATACGGTCCATGACTTCACGAATCTCAGGCGTGATCGGCGTGTTGAGTTTGGCGACGGCCCGGTAGATGCGCTTCAGCCACCGCGAGAACTTGCGAAAGGCCGACTGTAGCCGAGTGGTCGGCGCCTTGCCCTCCATCAGGTATTGCTCCCAAGCCCGGGCGAACATCTCGTGTGCCTCGGTCGGGATCGTATCACCCTCCACGGGATGGCCATTGTCCTTGAACCACGCCTTTATCGCTTCGACATCGGCGAAGGTCTGGCGCGCGGATTCATTGCCATCCGTCTCGATCGATTGCCGACCATTGGCGAACATCCGCTCAAGCCAGAAGTGCGCCATCTCATGCTGGAAAGTTGAGGCGTTTGCGCTTTCGAACAGGCGGATCAAGGCGGTGCCATCTTCGCCGAACTGGATATTTCCAAGCGGGCTGTCAGCATCAATGCGCTGATCCAACGCCCTCCCGCCATCGAACCGGTCAACTGCAGCGCGAATGTCCGACATCGAAGCGGTGTCAGGATCGAGCCCGGCAGATGCCAGCAGATCGCGCAACTCAGCACCAGCCTGCCGCATCTGATCGACGCGTGTTTCTGCATACACAGGCGAGCCCGAGAGTTCCTGCCCGATCGCGTCAAGCAGTGCCTGCGTGTCGAGCGTCGACGGTCCCGCCTCACCTTCCACGCCCTGCAGTTCAGGGAAAAACCCCGCTTCGATTGCCGCGCGCAAGGTCGTGTCGATACCATAGTCACCGGCACCGGAAATGCCGCCAAGCGTGCCCTGGTCTGGATTGGTTTCGCGGATCAAACGTGCAGGCATACCCATGGACGCCAGATCACCACCGGGATCATTGATGCCACCATGCTCGCGAATGAACTCCATGAGCGTGGCTCCGACACCGATATCCGCATCGCCACCTCCACGCATAGCGTTGACGATGACGTCCAGCGTGTCCGCGGCTTCAGGATCGGCAACCAGACCAGGGAGAACCCGCTGCACCGAGACGGCCTTTTCGAACTCGCGACCGGTCAATTCATAGCCAAGGTTGGCAGCTTCAGTTTCGAACAGCGCCGCCGATACTTCCGCATTTGCCGCGGCCTGATCGGGGTCCATCCCCGAGGTCATTAGCCGATCGCGGATAGATGCCCGTAAACGTTCACCCGGCGCCGCAGCAGCCCGCGCTTGCCGTTCGGCGACATCGAGATTTTCACCAGTCTCGCGCCGAATGGTTTCCCATTCAACTTCCGCCGCTTCGATTTCGTTCATCGTCAGCGCACCGGGAGCGGCACGGACGTCTCCCTTGATCGCTTCCCAATCAGGACGACCAGACAGTTCCGCAGCAGCACGTGACACTGGAATAGCCACATCCCCGCCGGTCAGCAGTGCATCGTCGATCTCTTCGGCGAACTGCCCCCAGAACTCGTCTTCGGCATAGTCTTGGTTGAGCGAGCGGATCGTCTCGCCTGAGACATACAGGTTCCCATCCGATTCCGAACCGGCCAAACTTTCGATCAAAGTGCGGAAACTCTCCGGATCGCGCTGACGGACCTGACTCTCTGCCGAGCGCTGCATCAAACGGTCGACGGCTTCGATGGAACGGGCGGAGCGGGCAACCTCTACCGTCGAGCGGATACCCCCACCGATCCCAGCACCAGCCACCGCTCCGGCGACGCCCTGATCGAAGGCGGTTGCGACATCGAAACCGGCCTGCGTCCCGAGCGCGCCACCTGTGTATTCCAGTGTCGATTGCAGGAACTCGGTTCCGGCTTCGCCAGCAGCAGCCCGGCCGATACGCGTGCCGATCGATGTGCCGGCACCTCCAAATATGCCCTTGAACCCGAGGCGGTCAAGCGCTGCCGTGCCGAAGCCGAAGCCGGTCGACAAAGCAATGTCGCGACCCGTCACATCGTTGCGGCCGTTGTTCTGTGCCCGCTGTGCGGCAATGTTACCGGTCTGCGACGTGCCGATAATACCCAGCCCGGCATAGGGAATAGCCAGCGCCGTCATGGCGGGGAGGCTTTCTGCGCCAGCGTCGATCACATAGCCACCGATGTTCGCCAGCGACGGCTTGTTCTTCACCGCCTCCCACGTTGTTTGTCCCGCCACCTCTCGCCCGGTTGTTCCCCGTGACAGGGTGCGAGCGGCATCGCGGGCTGCAGTCGAACCGGTTGTACCGGCGATGAAGTTGTAGATGCCTTCGTCGACTGCGGCACCGCCTCGTTCGATCAGCGAGCCCATGCGATCAAAGAACCCGGCTTCTTGAGACGCGTCGGAAGCGAACACCCCGCGCCGAGCATTGTTGAATATCTGGCGGGAAGTGCCGCTATTGCGCAGCCACCCGGTTACCGTGTCGCCGATGCTTTCGAGAATGCCGACATCATCCTGAGCAAGTGCGGCATTACGCTGATCGCCAAGCCATTCACCGAGTGGAGCATTGCGAGCAGCAGCATCGCGAGCCTGCTTAACCCGGCGATATTGCGTCATCGCGTCGTAGTTCTGTTCGACCACCTGCGGAGGCTGGCCGACATCGCGGGCAAGTCGGTTTGCGTCGGCGGTGCGCTGCGGATTTGCAGGCTGAGCTATGGATGCCGCAGCACGCGCCTGCCTTGCCGTCTCCCGCTCGCGTTCAATCCTCGCACGTTCTTCGGCGAGGAATTGCTCTTCAAGGGTGGGCAGAGGCATCTATTTGAATGTCCATTCGAGGTTTCGCGCGCGAGCCCGCTCGTAGATTTCGAACCTCTTAGCCTCGCTCACATTCGGGAAGTTACGGTCGAGGTACGCGCGGGCACCTGAGGGGATGGCATCACCGGTTCGCGCGTATTGCTGGCCGGGTTGAAGTTCGAAGCGGTAGATACGGTCGTCACGGAATATGCCAGTGCCGGGCAATTTGACCTTCTGGGTCTGCTCAACTGCGATCGACCGAACGGTTTCCTTGTCGAGCTTGTCGGCAGGGTATTCCAGCATCTCGGCTTCGATAGCTCCGCGCAGCCGTGCCCATTCCTCAGGCTTTTTGTCCCGGTCGATGTCGAGAATTTCCGCGGCCTGGTTGGTCGCGCTCACCACCTTGTCGGCGCTCACCACGGAACCCGGCGACGACTGAAGCTGCTTCTGCTTGCGAATTTTGCGGGCCAGCACCAGCGGATCGGCTCGGCCTGTGTAGAGCGACAGGTTCGTCGAAAGCAGCTCATCGTCGGACATGCTTTCGAGTTCGATCAGCGCGGCCCGTTCGACACGCTCAACACGCGCTGCGGCCTCTTCACTCTCCCGCGCCTGTATGCGCGAGTTCGCAGCCTGCACGCGCTGCTGAAGCGACGCAATCAGGTTTGGAGAAGCGCCGGCCAATACAGAGGCGGGCACTTGGCCGATCGATGTGAGGTCATCGGCATTCGGTGCGTTTTCGACCAGCCACGATGTCACGCGGCGGTCTACGTCGGCTTCGGCCTGAGCGCGTTCGGCGCGGCCATCGGCGACAGCGCGATCAGCAGAGGCGTAGAGAGCCTGCTTGCGCTGTTCGGAAATGCCTGGGTTAGCTGCGACATAGGCGTCGACAGCCGAGCGCATGGAAGCAGTCGACAGGCGAGGATCGGCAGGAATGCCGGGCGTCCCGGGATCGCCAGTGTAGAACGAACGGGCATGTTCCTGCCGACGCGAACGATGCGCACCGGACGAGCGCTCATAATGACGGTCGATGAGGTCGGCGGCTTCTTCGGGAGTGCGCGCGGCCAAGATTGCATCGCGCTGTGCAACCGTCATACCCGCAGTCTGAGGATTGTTCATTTCCCAGACGACGAACTTGGCTTGTTCTGCGTGCGTGGCTTGGTGCGGTTCCTTACCGAACTGGCGGCGGAAGTTCTCACGACGATCATGGCGCCATTGCGCAATCCCCGATGCTGTGCCGCTATCACCGAGCGCGCCGCCATACCCACCTTCGACTTCGAAGTTGCCGAGGAAGCCCGCGACGACCGCCGCTGAGTATCCGGCGCCTGCCAATTCACCCGCTACTCCACCACGAGCGCCAGCTGCTACCGCAGGACCATCGCCAGCGACATCGGGCGAAACCCCCGGCAAATACTGCGCAAGCTCACCAGCGCGCACGATGCCATCAGCCCATGCGCTATCAACCCGAGGTGTCAGCGAGTTGCGCAACTTCGCCTCCATCTCCGGGCCAACCAGATCCTTGTTAGCATCGAGATAGGCGAGCGCTGCTGTCGGCTCGCCGTCCTCACTATCCATCGCGAGCACCACCTGCCCGTGCACGCCCTGGATCATGGCGTCGCGCTCTTCGGCCAGCTTTTCAGGCGACCAGCCCATATCAGCAGCCATCTGTTCGAGGGCCATGTCGGCCACGCCTACCTGCACCGCGAACTGATCGGTCCCGCGCGCATCGACCGCATCGGTCAGTGCCATCGTCATTTGAGCCTGACGCTGTTCGGTGCGGGCCACGCGCATCTGCCCAACCGCGTGATTGGCGATCGAGGTATGTGCTGTATCGATTTTGTTGATGAGAGCGCGCTGCGCCATATCGCGAGCACGTTTCGACCTCGCGCCCTTCAGAAGGTTCTCGGAGGCGGTTTCCAGATCCTTGACCGCTGACTCGCGACCTTCTCCGGCATTGAAGCCCTGCGTCGAGAGGTAAGCGTTTTTGCCGGTCTTCAGCCGATCACGCTCATACGACGAGAATTCGTTTGCGATCCGAAGGGCATCTGCTTCGTCGTATGTGGCTTCGATCTCATCCCAATCGCGCGCTGCCTGGCCAAGGGCCTGCCCACCTTCCTGCAGGGCACGGCCCATGTAATTGCGGCCTTCAGCATATTGGAGGCGAGCATTCGGTTGGGCCTGGACTTGAACAGAGCGGCCGGGAGTGACGGGAACCTGCACCATCAGCCGCGAGCCTTGAATTTGGCGTATTGCGTGGCACCGCCGAGGAACGTCGATGCGACCGAGAACATGCCAGCGGTTTTTGCCTGCCGCGCTTCAGCCTTCGCCGTTCGGCTCTCGCTTTCGTAATTCCATGCGCTGATCTGCTGCGACTTCACCTGCCTGCGGATGTTCTCGGACAGCGCTTCGCTATCTTCACGACCGATCATGCGTGTGTCGTCGAGTAGCCGGGCAGCCGACCCTTGCGTGATGTCGACGTTGTTCCCCGCCAGGCGCGCTTCCTGTGCTCCAATCCGACCGGCTACTTCGCGCCCAAGCTGCCGCTGCTGCTCTTGCCCCTGTGCGATGGCATCTTCCGCGCCTTCACGCTCGATAGCCTTGTTCTGCTGAGCGACTTGCGAACGGTAACGTGCCGTGCGCGACGCATAGAGCGCCGACTGCCATTGGCCCGCCGCAGTCAGGGCAGTCGAGGCTACGACAAGAATGGCAGGGTTACACACTGGCGAACCTCAGGAATGACACGTCGCCAATCTGGACAGCGTCCTCGCAAATCTCAAAACCTGCCCAGCGCAGAAACCGGATCGCGCGCATGTTGTCGGCATCGACTACGTTTTCGAGGCGAGAAAAGGTCTCGCGCATCTCTGCGAACACTGGCGGCGATAGGGAAAGCAGAGCGCGACCGCAGTTATATGCTCGCTCAGTCCCGAGCATCCATGGCACGCCGACGCCTTCCACCATCGACCGGGGGGCGACGCCGAGCATAGCGACGGGCTCATCCTCCACCGCAGTTAGTGCCCAGAGCGACGCGCGCAGTCCCGCTTCCAATGCCGAGTGCGGTGATCGCCCTAACGCGGTGACTTCGCGCACGTCAGCACCGCGCATATTCGCTGCAAGATGTGGGATGTGGTCGACCGAAGCCGGGATCAGTTTCACCCGCGGCCCTTCGCTTCGACCCCGTAATGCACTGCCGTCACGATCAGCGGATATGGCGACGTCTGCTTGACGATGATGGTCGCCTCGCGATCGACAACCTGGTCGGGCCGGGCAGGCGCAGGAACACCGGTGAAGGGCAGGGGTGGGCCGATGTACCCTTCAGGACGCGTGGTGATAAGCTCAAGCTCGTCTTCGTGCCGCCCCGCATAGACGTCAAAGCTGTCGATCATCTCGACATAAATCTCGCCCGTGATCTTCTTGTTCGGTTCGGGCGGCAGCGGCATCGTCTCGATGATAGCGTCGAAAGGCAGGCCGATGACGAACTTCGAAGCGGGTTCGGCGACCTCGATCGCACCATCAGTCACGACCGCAGTAGTCGAGTAGCCATCTGCGAGGATACCGACCGTTTCGCCTTCGAGATGTTGAAGCCCGATAACTTCGGTCGTCGGGTCTTCGAACTGGTATATGCGTGAAGCGTCGAGGTGTGAGGCCAGTTGGTAATCGGTCCACTTGATGCGGTTCAGTATTTCCACATAGCGCACAGTCTCGCCATTGATCTCGCGCTCGACGACAAAATATACCCTCGACTCTTCGCCTTCAGGGATAGCCACAACATCCAAAGCCTTGCCGCCTAGATCGATCTCGGTGAACCCCCAAACTTGCTGTTCCGATTCCCATGTGAACGCCAGTACATCGCCATCGTCCATCACGATCCAGATGACCGAGACAGGCTCAGCCTGGTATGCCCACCGCCGAATACGACGGTTCTGGAACAGGTGCGGAGCGAAGATTGATACATCGCTCGACTTGTAGCCATCAATCTCGAAGGCAAAGCCAATGGCGCGGACGCCGGTTTCGACGCGTGGTTGATAGAACGCGCTTTCCCCGATCATCACCGGCTTAGGCTGCGCAATCCCGCGGCCAACGTGACGCTTGGCGCCAGGTGGCGGTGTGGGAACAAGGATGCCGTCATTGGGGCCGAACAGCGAGAAGATGTTATCGCTCGTGCCAATCAGCAGGCGGTCAAGCGGCAGGATCGCTTCGATGACATTGCTCTCGCCTGTCGAGATAGCCATCGCGATGCTGTCGTTTTCACGCTGCGGACGCGCAAAGTCCATATTCTCGAACTCGGCCGTGCGCGACGCGAACACGGCGTTCGGATTATTTCGTGTCCGACCGAACCACAGCCGCTGTTCCCAAAAGCCAAGGCGGGCAGGGTAGTTGCCGGACGTAGCGAAGGGGGAATATGCTTCGATCGGCGCGTCGGCGTAGTCGGGCTGGAACCCGTCATCGACGAATGAGGTCGATGTCGTTTCGCCTATGAAACCGAAGCTGCCGCTCTCATGTGCCTTGTAGACCCGGTAATAATCGACAGACCCCGCAGGTGCCGTCCAGGACACTGTCGTGTAATTGCGCGGAAGCTCTGTGTCATTGGTCGCGCTCGCGGCAGAAGATCGGCGACTTTCCTGTCCGTCATCGTTCACTGCCGAGACGACGTACCGGTAATCCTGCGGGAAGTATCCATCACCGGAGTTCGCGGTATCGGTGTTTGCCACCGTGGCCACCGCGCTGACACTGGACGGTGCCGAGATACCCGGCGAAAACGTCACATAGGAAAATACCCAATCGTCGTGGTCGTTGCGGACCATCTTGGCGGGCTTGTAATACTCGTGCGCAAGATAGATCGTGTCGAACGACTGCACGAAATCGAGATCGGCGAGTTCGCTTGCATTGTAGGGCGTTGCGACTTTGTAGAGCGGATAGACAGCCATCAGTAAATCACGACGTCGGGGTTGAAACCGCCGCCCCCGCCACCGCCTCCCGGAGGTGTAGTTGCGGGCGGCGTCGGCGTGGGTGTTGGCGTCGGCACGGGCGGAGGCGTCGGAGCAGGCGTGGGAGGTGTTGGCCGAACGATACCATCATCAGACGTGAATGTGGCGTAGCCGGTCGTATCGATGCCGATCGAGAAGGTGTTCGTGCCCGTGACCGTGACTGTGACCGTGCGGCCATTCAGTTCGGTCATTCCCTCGATACCGGACAGAAACACTTCGTCACCCGTCGCAAGGCCATGATAGGGCGCTGTCACTACTCCGGGGTTGGCCTTCGTAATCGCCGTGATGCCAAAGCCTTCGGATAGAACAGCGCCACCGAGCGCAATCGGCTTCATGGTCGCCTGCCCCATCGTCAAAACGTACGATTGCCCCGGGGAATAAGTGAATGGCAGTAGCCGGACATCATCATCGTCTTCAGGGAGCTTGTAGACGAACAGTGTGCCGGGCCGCTTGCGAACACCGCCGTGCTTGAGCAGGAAGACATTCGTGAGCCGCTTGGCGCCGGCAGTCCATGCGTCGACATCGCGCCTCGACTGAACGACTGGCGAGAATATCCCGCGGGTGAAATTCCGCTTGCTCAGCGTCGCCATAGGATACCCCCACCGCGTGCGCGCTCAGCTTCGGAGACATGCTCCTTACGCTCCCGCGGCCGCCGATTGAGATCCGATGCCCGCGCTTCAGCGGCTGCGTATGCCGCGGCCTGCTGTTTCACACGCCACTCACCTGTGTCGGCTTTCTCGCCAAGGATCGGACGATAGATGCGGGCGGCCAGCAAACGGATAACCGCCTGGGCAAACAGTGGGGGCCACTTGTTGGGTTCGAGGGCGTCGACCGAGTATTCGAGAATGGCTTCATCGAGATTGGTGAACAGCGTATTGTCCGCAATCTCGTAATCGATTGGCGCATAGCCGAGCAACCCAAGATCCACGCCGGGCCAATAGTAGATTGGCGTCACGACGAGACCGACCGAATTGGCGCTGTAATCGCGCACGAGTTTGATCGGGGACACGATGGCATCCGGCAAACGGTATGCGTAGCCCCATTCGCCTTCGCGGGCATTGGCCACCGAGGCCAGAGCTACGCGGCGCCGGGCGAAGTCGAAATCATGCTCATCAAGCAGATCCGCGACAACGCCATTGAGGTGCCGCGAGCATTCGCGTGCCTCTTTGCGCTGATCGTCGAGCCCGGTGATCGGGTGCGCAGGAAGGTCGGATATCGCCTCATTGCAAATCTGGATCAGGTTGCGGGCCATTAGACGATCTGCCTCCATTCGAACGCATTGCCGTTCATCACGCACACGAATTTGCGATAGGCCCCGAGAGCCAACGACACGGCCGAGCCAAGGCCCAAACCGGCGACGTTCAGCGCGCCCAGCAATGAGCCAGTAAAGCGTAGATCGAACGATGCACCGGGGAATGCCGTGGCAGTTCCGAGCGTAAGTGTGCGCGTCACACCGGCGCCGATTGAACCCGTGAGGATGAGCGCAGATGGCACGTTCAAAGGTTCGATCGTCTGCGAAGAAGCTGTGCGCATCCCGGCGTAATTTGGTCGCACCGGTTGCCAATACGCTACCGCGCCTGTCTGCGAGGCAAGAACGAGATCGACCTTATCGCCGAACAGGTCCGTCACACGCGCATACTTGCCCACGCGAAGGGTCGGATCGGGCAGCTGAGCAACAGTGTACGTTCCGATGATTTGCGGGACGCTGGAAAGAGCTTCCCCTTGCGCATTCACGGTGCTGCGCACCTGGCTTACTGCACCTTCGATGTCGGAAATCCGCCCACGATCGAACGGAAACGAGCTAGGCCGTTTCGGCTGACGTTCTGCACCGCGCGTGTTGAGAGGATTAGCAGCCATGCGCCGACGCTATGTCGCGCCCTTGCGTATCTCAAAATGAAGGGCCGAGAAGCGCAATGCCTCCCGACCCCTCACCCCCTGAGGATGCGTGATTACTGCGACAGCGCAGCGCGGCGGGCTGCAATAGCCGCCTTCACGCCCTTGCGACCCTTGCCGCTGATTTCGGCCTGCTCGATCACACCGAGGTGATCGTCGACCGTTCCATTGGCAATGGCTTCTTCGATGTCGTCGGCACCGCCTTTCAGGAAGTCGTTCACGTTCAGCCGGTCAAGCTGAGCGGTTGCGACCTCTGCAGTCGTGGTGGGCTGCTCGGCACGAGGCATGTCGGAATCGATCGGGCGGAAGCGCGTGCGCGTCTTTACCGTTTCGACTGCCGTGCGAACCAGCTTGCCATTGTCCATGACCGGCTGCTTGAGCGTGACCTCGACATCCTTTTCGATGAAGTCTTCGTCGGAAACAAAGTCTTCATCGACCATCACCACCTGGCCGGGAGCGAAAAGCTGCCCGTCGAAGTAGTTTTCGGGACCGCGGACGATTGCCTGAATTTTCTTACCCATGGTTCAACCCTCCTTATTCGGCGTAGCCGGTTTCGAATGCCGGATAGGTGCTGTCGTCGGTATCGCGAACGATGCCGCCGAAGACGGTGCCAGCGGTGTGGGTGCCGGCCGACACGAACTGAAGGCCAAGATAGCGCTTGCTCGTGCGGGGAACGGCGGTGCGAAGCAGCACGCGGCCTGCGGTAAGGTTCGCCTCAACCACCGCGCCAGACGTCGCAAGGACGGTCGGGCTCGACAGATCGGCAGAAGCGCTTTCCACGAGGTTCACGGTGAGGCTCGTGCCGCTTGCAAAGGCGGTCGTCACGCTCACGAAAATCTGCAGTTCGCGGTTGGTGTTGATGTTGATGCCAGCAACGCCGGTATCAACTTTGTCGGTGGAGACCTGAGTGCCCGTAGTGACCGCCTGGTCATTCGAGAACGTCAGTTCGCGATCGGTAATCATTGATCCATTCCTTTCCTGTCTCGATTAGACCACGCGGGCTTCGTCTGCCTTGAGGGCATCGACGCGGCGAACGGGGACTTCACCCATCACGAGGACGCGCTTGCCGCCGATCGTTTCGTAGGAGAAGTTGCTGTTGTTCGAATTGTTGACCATCTGCTGACGGAAATTCGAACGGATGGTGCGCGGCATGTACCATGCGGCACGTGCCGAACCGGTGCCGTCGTAGCTGACACCCGAAAGACCTTCGACACGCTCGAGCGCTTCGACCATCAGCATTTCAAGCTGAGCGCCGGTCGAATAGTCAGGCGTGAGAAGCGACTTGTCGATGTTCGCGATACGCACCACGCGGCGCGGATCCTTGACCGACAGACCACACTTCCAGATGAAGTTGTCCGACACCGCGAGGAAGCGCTTGCCGTCCGCATCGGTGACGTAGTGGCCGATCTCGTAACCATCGTCGCCGACGCCGGTGTTGCCGGTGACATTGAGATGCGAGATGCCGGCTTTCGAGCCCTTCGGGTAGATACCCTTGGCGCCCATCTGGTCCCAGACAATGAGCCAGATCGAAGCATTGTCGGTTCCGGTACCGCCAGCGTCGATGATCTGGTCGGCGGTGGAGCCCGACAGGCTGTTGAAGCGCGGAGCAAAGCCCGTGTATTCCTGAGGCGACGTTGCTGCGTTGCCGTAGAACAGGGTCTGCGCCTGTGCCTGGTTGAGCGCTTCGTAGAACGCGGTCGCTTCGGTGAGGCGATAGTTGTCGGGATTGCCGCTCATCATCGCCGCCTGGCGATCAATGTCGGACTGACCTTCGAACATGGCCGCGCCTTCGTCGACCTGAGCCACGCGGCTCTTACTCGGATCTACGCCCTGGTTGATGCCACGCGCGGTGACGGTCGGCAGGCCGACGCGTACAGTCGTGCGCTCACCGGTGGGAAGATTGCCTTCCGCCCAGAGCATATCATCGAGAACTTCATTGGACTGCGACAGCCATTCGCCGATAATCGCGGTCTTGCCATCGGGATCGAGGCGAGCCGTAATGTCGGCGAGGGTGTGCAGTTCGGTGCCAAGAACAGCCATTTACTTACCCTTTCCTTCCGTAGAACACTTCGGCCGCAGACTTATCGCCCCCACCGGCACCCGCCGGAGGAGTAGTCGCCTCGGACATCGCGCGACCGGCGACGTTGAGGACGCGAGTGAGCAGGGGATGATTCCCGAGCCCGCTTTCGTTGAGGAATGTCGAGAATTCGGAGCGCAGCGCCGCATCGGGGATAGCCGCAGCAATCGCCTTCGCGCTGTACGCTTGAGCCTCTTTCAGCTTCGCGCCGCCGACTTCGGGATCGGCCTGAAGGTCGCGAGCGAGATTGGCGCTCAGTTCCTTAGCCGCATCGTCCATCTTCTGACCGGCACGCGCTTCTATCATCGGCACGATCTTTTCGGCATAGGCGCCCATCAGCTTGCCAGCCTGATCGTTATCGAGGTTCAGCTCGCGCAGGACGGGCTCGACAGCGTCGAAGCCTTCAGTGTCGAACTCAACACCATCGGGCAGTGCCCAGGCTGCGGTGTCATATGTGTCGGGTGCGCCAGTGACTTCGGTGGTTGTGTCATCACCGCTCGTGTCAGCGTCGTCGTTCGTTACCGCACCCGTATCCGTGTCGGAGGTGTCGGTCGTGGTATCTGCCGTGGCCGCATCGCCAAGCGCTGTAGTCGCGCCAGCATCAGCGGTCTCGGTGGACGTGTCATTCTGGGTAGTCTCGGTCGTCATGGTTCGCTCCTTCAGGGGTGAGTTCTCTCTTGGCTTCGATGGCCGCAGCTATTGCGTCGATCGGGTCCACGGGCGTTGCCGAGAACCAGCCAAGGATTTCGAGCCCCAAGGAGCGCTTGCCTTCATGGAAAAGGCGTTGCTGCTCTTCGCGAGTTATCTTGGTGATACCGGCCGCACTATAAATCTCAAAAAGCAGGCGGCGGAAGCCTTCGTCCCGCATCAACCGCTCGCGGTCTTCAGCGAGAAGCCTGTCGTATGCCCGGCTCAAAACCGTGCCCCGTCATTTGACATCTCGGCGATGTTCTGGGCCGCAGTGGTGGCGTCCTTGGCAGGAGACGCGAGCGCCGCCATCTCCGCCATCTGTTCCTGCTGCTGGCGCGACTTGCGCATTTGCTCGACCATCGCGCTGTCACGAATTGCCGAGGCAGGAAGGTTGGCGCGTTCGGCGTAATCGTCGATAATCGCGTCGGGGTCGATCTTGTCGAGAACCTGTGGGCCGAAGACCTGACCGAGCGAACCGACAAAGCCGACCACGCGTTCGGTCGAGGACAGGCCGAGCATTTTCTGCGCCATCGACAGGATGGAGACGAACTCAACCTTGAGCTCGCGGCCCTGCAGTTCTTCAGGCGCTTCCGGAATCAATCCACCACGTTCAGCAATGCCGATCATGCGCTCGACTGCGATAGGAAGCATGTCGTCGTTCACCATCTCGACCACGGGGCCAATCTGGCTGAGCTTTTCCTCATCGCGCTTGAGGATTTCCTCGATATTGCGCGGCTGCACGCCCGGCATGTTCGTGATCGCCATGAACAGATCGGCATAGGTCAGCCGGTCGATCTGCTCCTTGATCTCGCGAATGTCCTCCCGCACCGCCGACAGCGCTTGCGGATTGACCTCGTAGATCGGCTTCGCAGCCTGAACGGCACTCAGGTCGGCAACGTGCGTATGGGCACCGGGCCGCATGTCCAGATCGCGAGCGACACCGGCAGTCGGCGGCTTGGCAAGGAGGTCGGTCAGTTCGCGCTTGCGCTTCGCCTGCATGGCCAGTTCGCGCATGTCGCCAAGTGCGTCGTGGCCTACGCCTCGACCATAACCGGATCCGTCACGCGTATTCCAGCGTGGTCCCCAGAAGGGCCGTTCGCCGTACCACTTGGCTTCGAGTACCGCGTTCTTGCGGTCGTCCTTTTCGTCCCAGATGGTTGCGTCGAAGCGTAGGCCACTGCCGGGCTCGATCAGTTGCTTGCAGTGAACTACGGTATCGTAATTCGAAGCGTACCACTGGTTTTTTACATACGTGCTGACGGCAGACCAGTTCATGCGCCCACCGGGACCGGCGACGAATTTCTCGACGATCTGGTCGACCGTCATCGGGCAGTCGCGCAGCAGTGTGTCGACGCCAAATGCGCTGTTGAAGCCGAGCCAGAATGTGCCGATCGGTTGTGCAAGACATGGCGCGACTTCGATCGGGTGTTCGGTCATTAATCCGCAGGCCGGGCCAAAGCGGGCCATCTCACCGTAGTTCTGGCGTGCGACCTGGTAGAAATTGGACGCGTCGAACATGCGGTAGATGATCGACTGAAACTGGTCTTTCCACTCGCGCGCGGCGGCGTATTCGTTGAGTTCCGGATCGGCGAAGCTGAAATCGAACCACGGGCGGTTCGGACTCGAAAGGCCCGAATACATCCCACCCTCGATCGTGCGGAATGAGAGGATGGGATAGCTATCGATCAACTGGCGCATCTTCGGGCGCCGACCGCCGCTGCCGCTCTTGACGCGCAAGCCCGGTATCTCACCGTAACCCGAGAAGTCGGCGATCGAATGCCAATCGTCTTCGTCGCCTGAGCGTTGCGCCTTCAACGACTTGGCGCGTTTCTCCACATGGTCGCGGCGGCCGCGCTCGGAAGACGGCGCACTGTCGGGTTTCTTGCGCAGCGAAAGCGTGCCTTCAGCCATTGGCATCGTGCTCCTTGCCGCAGGCTGCACAGACTATTTTGCCATCGCCCTTGTCCGGCGACTGCTGCTGTTGTCCGCAACCGCAGACGAGCGCGATCCAGTCCTGGCCACGCTGCTTGAAGAGGGTGACGGGATTAGCCACCGAGCGTCGAGGTCGTCAGCGGAGTGTTGGCGCTTGGAGAAGCGCGGGACACGAGCGCGGCATAGCCACGGCGACGACGCATGGGATCGTCGATGCCGGCCGATTTGGTTTCGGGAGCCTTCATCGCCTGGCGCTGAGCCGGGGGCGGGGGAGGTTCGGGAACGTCGGGAGCCATGCACATCGCGGAATTTCCTTTCCGCGAGTGACGCTATGGCGGCGCTAATCGTATCTCAAAATTGGGTCAGAGGTCCGCGTAGGGGTCGTGGCGAGCACAGTTAGGCGGTTCAGGATCGGTCGCGCTCTGCTGCACCTTTCCGCACTCGCGACACTGGCGCGTGTAAACGCCGTGCTGCTGAGACCATGGGCCCCACGGGTGCAGCCCGATTGCGCACCCTTCGGCGAGTTGGTTAGCCATTCAGTTTACCGTGTCGGGCTCGGACTTGCGCAGCAGCACACCCAAGGCCTCGCGATAACCATGCACCACGCCTTCGAAGAACGCGCGCTCGACTGCAGTCGGTAGTAGCCCCGGCTTCACCATCCGGAATGTTACATCGGGCACGCCATCCTTCATTCGCGCTTCGACTTCGATTGGCTTGCCGAACTTGGCGACGAAAGTGTTCTCGGCAGTGGAGATGAGAGTTTCAACAATGTTCATTTCATAGTTCCTCGTATGGGTTGTAAGCCTTCTTCACCATCATCGCCTGCACAACCTCTTCCTTGAGCGTGTCGATGTTGGCCATGATCACCGCATCGCCCTTGTCGGGTGAGCGGCCCAGATCCTCTTTCATTTCGTCTTTCGAGCGGACCTTGATGACGGTCTTCTTCGGACCCTTCACCGGCGTCCACTTGTAGGCGCACAGATCGGCCTTCAGCGCCGGATCGTTCGGCAGCGCGCACTTCACCGGGTTTGCCGGGTCTAGGGTTTCGCGCATGCGCCACACCAGTTCAGAGCGCAGGTTGAAGAACCCGAACATGCCGTCGACCGTCTGCTCCTTGGAGCCGCGAGCCGCGTTGATGCCGACGGTCTGTATTTGGTCCTCGACGAGTACGTTGTAGACGGTCAGCCCCCATCCGATGAGGTCGATATGCACCGGCGCCCGATCGCGGCGATGCTCGATGACCTTGGACGCGCCGACACGCCCTGCGGTGAGCTGCGGAATGTCATGGCCGGGGATGGTGATGAGCTCGTCGAACCATGCGGAATAGCGGGGCGCGATGACGAAGTTGTCGGAGCCGCCGGTCGCCACGTCGACGCCCATTGAATCCATCTCGCCCTTTGCGTCACGCGGCTCCCATCGCTCCATGGCCGCATCGACCCATGCTGTCGGGATAACCTGCCATTCATCGTCCTCGACACCTGCGGAGAAATCGCCTTCGAGCATTTGCGAACGCAGTGGTTCGGGCAGTGATTGCAGCGTTTCGATGTAGCCCGAGCGGACGTAGAAATAATTATCGGTGACGCGTGATGGGATGAACGTGCGCGACTTCGGCGTGATGACTTTCTCAGGCGAGAATTCGGACGGGTCGAAGTCGTAGACCGGTTCGCCGCGGAACAGCACGAACTTGCGATTGTCCGGCATCCAGACATCGCGGCCCTTGATTGTCGTCACCCAACGCACTTCGCCGGGCTGCGCGGGCTCAGGGTGCTTTTTGTCGAGCCATGGACCGAAGAATTCCAGCACCCAGCGGCCCTCGGCAGTTGTAGGCGGGTTGAACGTCATCAATACACGCGCGCGTTGATCGGAGAGGTTGGTACGCGTCCAGCCCATCGTGAACCGCACCTGCCCTTCGCGTTGCTCGGTGACTTCGTCGTATGCCTTGAGGTCGTGCGCGCGGCCCTGCCACTTTTGGTGATCGGTCGGATTGTCGAGACCCGCGAATTCGATCAGTCGTTCGGCGCCATCCGTGTGCGTCTTCCAGATGCCCTTTTGCGAGTTGAGCCCATCGGTCGTGCCGAGAATTTCGGTCATGCGCTGCACAAGGCCTTCGGTCTGCGCTTTCTCGCGCCGGAAGATGGCCGTGCGTCGATGTTCGGTCAGTGCCAGCCCGCAGATCAGGTCCGACTTTCCGCCGCCAGCAGAGCCGCCATAGCCGGTCACGAATGCGGTTGCGTCCGCGGCTTCGGATTGCCTGCCGACCTGAGCGCGCCAGATATGTTCGGCAAGATCGGCTTCGAAGAGGTGGTCTATCTCGGCGCGAAGTTCATCGTCAGCTGCGGCGTAGAGGGCTTCCCAACCTTGTGGCGTGGTCGGGAAGTTCATGCGTCACCGCCTACATCCAGCCCATTCCGAGAGCCAGCGAGACCATGAATATTCCGCCCGATACAGCCGGCGGATCGCACATCACGCTGCCGTCGAAGATCAGCGCCTTGAGGCCCATCGCGGCGTAGAAGCCGGACGCTATCACGATGAGCCAGATTATCCACATGCGGCATAGATTAGTCCTCTTCCGGCGCAGGAAGCAAGCCCTGCTCGCGTTTCTCAGCCATCAGCGCTGCCAGGCGGGAGAATTTCTCGACCTCGCCCGCATCGCGCTGGATCCGTTCGCCGCCGCTGGTGACGTCGAGCCTTGCCCCGTAGGTCTTTGGTTTGAGCATCTGCGCTTGCTTGTGGATCGTATCGACGACCAGCTTGCGGTGCCCGAGCATGTCTTCGTGGCGAACTTCGGTGAATGGCATCGCCACACCGCCGATGTTGACCACCTTGTCGACCTTGATTTCGCCGATCATGGGTGTCTCGGCAACGCGCATAGCCATATCCATTTTCGCCTCGATGCCACAATGCCTCGCGCGCGCGACTTTCTGCACCAACCCATCAGGGTCTTCCGCATCAGCCTCGTAATACCAATTCCAGAACGTCCGCTCGCAGCACAGCCATTGCTCACGATCTTCACCGAGGGTGCGACTGATCGGTATGCCCGCGGATAGTTCTGCCAGGACGTGGCGAGTGATCTTCTCGCGGTCAGGGGTGGTGATCGACTTACCCATCACTGAGCCTCTTTCGGAAAATGCTTGCAACCAATGTCCTTGCGAACCCCACAACGCGGGCAGGGCGTGCGATCGACGCGGACGAGTACGGCAGGGAATTCGATACGCTCGCGCTGCTGGACACGCTTGAGCCGTTCACTGGCCCGGCGCTTCACCCGGCGCTTGTGTTCCTCCCATTCGATGCCGCGGGGATTGTCGGCCATGGTGGAGCGAATGATCTCAGCCGTCGTGATAGTCAGCCTGGTCCCGCGACGAACAGAGGATCGAAGCGAGGGACGAACGCCAGCAGCGGTGACGAAGCGATTGTAGTTGGTCCCGGTGCGCCGACACCACCGATTGATCTCGGCAACAACCTGAAGCGATTCATCGATCGTGAGCAATAGCCGCTCGTGCCTCATGGCCGCGCTCCTTGGGGGTAGTTCATGCCTTGCGAACCGCGATGACGTCGCCCGCAGTTCCATCGTGGATCCAGCGCGGCCCGGTCGCAGGCCATGGTGCCAATTCGTCGCACCAACCCGTGCGAAGCTGCACCCAGTAGCCGTCCGATGCGTTCGGTGGGTTCTTCTTGCCGGATATGCGCGAGAAGCCCGGCGCCGGTATGGGGCGAAAGGGCATTAGCCACGTTGATCCTCGATCGCTTTGATGCTGCCAATCTGCTTCGATCCGCCGCGGCGATCGGTCAGGGCGGGGGCGCTTCGACCGGGGAGCGAATGGCCGTCCCGCTGAAGCTGGCGAACTGTGCGCTCGTGCTGCTCGTGGCTCTTGACCGTGAAGCTGCCGAGGATCGCCGGGATGATCTGGCCATGGTGCGTCACGGTGCGGCCCGCTTCCTTCGCGGCCTGCTGAAGTACGGAGGCCGGAAGATGGGCAACATCCGTAGCGCAGACAGTGAGCCATTCGTGCGCCGCATCGTCGGACATACCGGCGGGCCGAACGCGTGCCAGGCTCGCCGAAAGGATCGAGACGCGCTCAGCCACCGAGGCTGGCGATTGCGCGCTGTGCGGCGGTTGCGGTTCCTGTCGAACGATAGCTTGAGTTTGGGGAGGTCCGCTGTCTGTCATCGTATTGGCCTTCGAGGATCTTGGGGATGGTGTCCGGTCGGGTGAAGAAATCGAGGTTTGCGCCGTTCCAGTTGCCGGTTTCACCTCGGAGGAAAGCACTCTTCGGAACGTGCTCGATGGCCTGAGTGATGGCGTCGAAACCGTGTTCGGAGATGCGGGCGTTGATCGTCCTGCGGCGCTTCGGTGTCAGCTTTTCCCAGCAGGACAGGCTTAGCGGCTTTGCCATGGAGGCCCAGCGCTCAAGAACCTCTTCGGCTTGTCGCGCGCTCCGAGGTTTATCGTCAGATAAACCGATAGAAGGTTCCTTAGAAGGTTCCGTGTCCCGTTTTTGGGACTGTTTCCGTCCATTTTCGGAACTGTTCCGTTTTTGGGACGGTTCCGCTTTTGGGATGCTTCCCATAGCGGCTTGGTAAACTTTGATTTGCTTGGTTTTTCCGGTTCGTTCGCCAGTGTCGACTAGGACGCCTTGCCGTTCAAGTTCAGCAATATTGCCGATGATGGTTTTGCGGTTCTGGCCGGTGATTTCGCATAGGTGTTCTACCGATGGATAGATGCGACCGGTGCGATAGTTGGCGCACTCGCACAGGGCGACGAGCGTGAACTTCACGCTGCTGGATTTGCATTCTTGCTTGAACGCCCAGGCTAGTGCTTCGCTGCTCATTTGGGCCCCCGTAGCCATTGGCCAACTTCAGCAGCGCAGCCGCGCGGGTCCGAATGAATTTCCCGGCCGGTGAAGCGCATGACCGCATATCCATGGATCACACAGTAACGGTCACGGCGCTTATCTCGCTGAATCGCTTCATCGCTATTGTGATACGCCGCTCCGTCGGCCTCGATAACGAGCGAACGGCCTCCATCCTTGAGCAAGATATCAGCACGATACGGACCAATCGCGGCTTGCGTTATCACTTCGGCTTGCGAGGCCTCGTGGCTCAGCCAGTCGATGATCGCGGATAGGAGGAGGTGTTCAATCGGAGTGTCGGTTAAATCGAGTTCGATTTCGCAGGCGGGCACGATTGGAGATCGCGCACCTCTCTCGCGATGAAAGGCCTTGCGCTCACCACGAACACCCAAGCAGCGTTGACCGGCGGGCGCTCCGCACTTCGGGCACGTCTTTTCGATAGGATGGCTCATAGCGCCACCTCGATGCGTCCGGGCTTCTCTGGCGCGTTGAAGCGATAGGTCGGGTGAAAGCGATAGTCGTCGACATCCAGCCCCAACGCGATCCCGTCGAGAGCGGCCTTCAGCATATACTGCATGTTGTCGCGGTCACGCTTGCGCTTGTCGGGCGGAGTGATCGTGATGACGAGCGGGATGGGAGCGTCGCCCGCAAAAGCATCGCGAGCGGCTCTCGTCGGGTACACTTCGCGGGTGAGCGTCCAGGCATCGTCCTTGGCTTTCGCCTTCGCGCGATACAGCGCCATGTAATGGAGGCGCGCATTCGGGCTGAGACGCTTATCCGGCCATGGGAGGGTGATCTTCATTTCCCCTCCAGTGTGTATGGATCGCCACGCTCGGCAGCGTCCAGCTTGGCCAAGAGGACGTGACGCTCCCACGCCGCGTCAGCAGCGGACGGCATATCAAGAAGCGCGCTCAGGTTGTAACGCCGCGCCTCGCGGTAGAGCCCGGCGAGCTTGCGCTCTGCGTTCTCAAGCATCTCTTCCATGCGGCGGATGCGGTACGCTTCGTATGCGAGTTGCCGATCGGTTATCATTGCGGCCACCGCGCAGCAGGAAGACCCATGCGGGCGCGCATCGCGTCCACGTTGGCACGGATGAGCGCGCGATCTTTGGCAATGCCTGCCTTCCGCATTGTGCGGGCTGCATCGCTTGCGTCGGGCGCGCGGCGAAGGAATGAGAACAGGCTCATGCGGCTTCCTCCAGTAGAAGTTCGGGATCACAGCCGAGCGCGTCCGTCAGCAGACGAATGGTGTCGTCGTACAGGCGCTCGAAGGCGTCGCGCTTCATAGACGCGACGGCCATGCTGTGAGGGATTTTGCGGATTTCTCCGGTGAACTGGTCGACTTCCTCGTCGAACAGGTGGAGCGCGATCAGAATGTCTTTGCGCAAGTGCTCGGTCGAGGTCCACTTGCCGGTAGCCTCGACCACATTGTTCAGGATGGCGAAGTACTTGCGATGCTGGGCCATGTTCCGCGGCTTCCACACCTGCATGAAGACGCGTTCGCCTTCAGCAAGCTTGGCCATGATGTCCCGCGCGTCGCGCGACGACGGTGCGAGGGACAAGCCCTGTTTCCGGAAAGTGGCGGTATCTTTCATAGCCCACGCTCCCGCTTCGCCTTGACGATTTCAGCTTTCTTTGGGCTGGACTTGGCGAAGGCATCGGCCAACGCGGCCATATTAATGCCGTGCTCGCTCTCGAAGCTGCTCTCGCCAATTGTGTGCTGCTCGTGATGATGATCGCGGCACAGGCTGATCGTGTGCCAGTCAGAGGGTTTGCGGCCCATGCCAGCATCTGACCCACGCCGAACATGCGCGACCTCGATCGGCCGGTTGTCGCAGCCCGGAACGCAGCAGTGATGGTCCCGCACAAAGTTGCAGTGCGCGGGACTTTTCCAGCGTCCGGGCCGCTTATCGGCTTTAGGGAGGCGCCGAGGAAGCATCAGCCGATGCCGAGCGCCGCTTTGTACATCTCGAGGATGGTTTCCTGTTCGGAACGCTCGTCAGGCTTCATCGCGCGCAGGCGAATGACCTGGCGCATGATCTTGGTGTCGTAACCGACTGCCTTCGCTTCGGCGTACACATCGCGAACGTCGTCAGCGATGCCCTTCTTTTCCTCTTCGAGACGCTCGATGCGTTCGATCAAAAGGCGCAGTCTATCGTCGGTGGCTTCTGCCATCGTCTTTCTCCTTGGTTAAAATGGAAGGTCGGAATCGTCGGCGCCGGTGTCGGGCGCGTCTTCGTAGGTTTGTCTGCGCTCGCCGCGTTCACCGCCAGCGCTGTCGAGCATCGTCAGCACGCCATTCATTCCGCGCAGGTGGATCTCGGTGCTGTATCGGTCGTTGCCGGACTGATCCTGCCACTTGCGGGTCGTCAGCTGGCCCTCGACGTAGATCTTGCTACCTTTGCGCAAGAAGCGCTCGACGACGCCGATCAGGCCTTCGTTGAAAATAGCCACGGTATGCCACTCGGTGCGCTCTTGGCGCTCACCGGTGTTCTTATCTTTCCAGCTTTCGCTTGTGGCGATGCGAAGGTTCGCGACCTTGCCACCGTTCTGAAAGCTGCGGACTTCAGGGTCAGCGCCGAGATTGCCGATCAGCATGACCTTGTTGAGTGAGCCGGCCATTATGCCACCTTCCGATCTTCGGTGATTGTGAAGCCGGGGATCTCGCGCATGCCGCGGCGAACATCCTCATCGGCCAGTGTTTGGAGGAAGGCCTTCACCCGATCGGGCTGCGCCTTGGCGTAGTGGACAAGGGCTTTGCCGCCTTCGCCCGGGTTGAGCGCAGCAGACCAATAAGAACGCATGCCGATCGCGCGGAACTCGCCCTTCGCCTGCACCTTTTCGCGTTCGACCGACTTCAGGGCCGAGGCGGCTTCTTCGGCTTGAGCGAGCAGGTCGTCCGCCTGATCCATCTTGGACAGGTCGTCGGCCTTTTTCGCTTCCTGACGGGCGGCGAGGGCAGCGGCCTGCTTTTCTTCGGCTTCCTTGCGCGCGGCGTCTTCACGAGCGCGCTTTTCTGCCTCGAGCTTGTTCAGCCACGGCGTAAGGAGGTTACCGAGAGCCTGCACCGCCTTGCTTACCGAGCCCGGCTTCTTGTTCTTCAGCGGCGCGGTGTAGGCGTTGTAGCGGTCCTGAATCTCGGCGATCTTGTCGTCGAGCGGCTTCTTCTCTTCGACGCGGGCTTTGTCCGCGAGCTTGGCCGAGTCCTGCAAAAGCTGGCGGAGCTTGCCCACCTTGTCGGCCTGTTCCTGGTTCTCGATCTGAGTGCCGTCGGCCCAGTTGGCCGCTTCGGTCAGCAAGTCGTCCATGTGGATCTTGACCGCTTCCCATTCAGGCTTGATTTCCGCCTCGGGCGGGGGCTCATTGCCACCGATCTGCGCGCGCGGATTGAGCGCTGCCTCGGTCGCTTCGTCCGTCAGCTTCGTGACGTGAGCGTCTAGCGCATCGATCTCGGCGGTACGGTCGGGCTCGGTACGGCGAAGCTTGTTCAGCGCGTTCTTCGCATACGAGAGGGGCATGGTGTCGATCGCGACAGGCCCCTTGCTGGATTGGTATTGCATGGGGGCTCTCCTCAGTAAGGAATTTCGTCTTCAAGGACTTCGGCGAAGTCCGACGCGGGTTTTTCGGATTGCTTGGCCTTCTGATCGCTCTCGGCCTTCGCCATCCTGGCGAGCTTGGTGTTCAGGGCCTCAAGCGCCTTGCCGTATTGGTCCTGATCAAGGTGACGCAGGTTCTCGACGCCGTAGTGCTTGCACATGTCAGCGGTGTCCGTGCCGGTGGCTTTAATCAGCCCGGCAAGACGCGCCCATTCGGCATCCGGCATCTCAGCCTTCGGTTCCTTGGCCTCTTCAGCCGTCGGTTCGTCCGCGTGGAGGTCGCCCTTGTGCCAGAGGTCCAGAGCAGCACCGAAACGCATCGCTGCATTGCGCAGCGCGTCTCCGATGATTTCCTTGATGGCGTCGCCGCCCTTCTTGCCGTCCGCTGAGCCATACCCTAGGCGGGTGACATCAAGGACGGTTAGCTTGATCCAGAGCCCGCCGTTTTGATCGAAGGCCGGAAGACCATCCTGCCCGAAGGACACCGGCTCCCAGTACCAGTGGGGGTCGGTGTCGAGCAGGCGATCGGTCAGCGCGGCATGGCCGACGTAATCCAGATGAACCACGTCAGGATGATGCCAGCCACCGCAAATCTTGCAGCGGATGCCCTTTTTGAAGTCCGCCTTAACTGCGTCATTCTGTGCCTTGGTGGGCTTCGGCAGTTTGCTGATGTGGTGTTGGGGAAACGGCTCCCGTAGCTTGTCGAGCGTTGGAGGCTCGACCTTCACCTGTGCATTCATGGTACTCTCCTTGGTTGAATTGGTCATATGAGACCCGCCCACTTGGCCAGGCCGAAGCCGGTCACGGTCGTCAGCGTGAAAGCGATGGTGAAGAGGACGGGGCCGTAGTTGTTGGTCATGCGGCGCTCGCGAACAGACCGCCCAGGTCCGCTTTCGCTTTTTCGAGGTTCCGCTTGGCCTGCGCGAAATACGAGGGCTTCAGTTCGATCCCGATGCCTTTGCGACCCATCTGAACCGCGCTGTAAACTTCGCTGCCGATGCCAAGGAACGGGGTCAAAACAGTGTCGCCGGGATTGCTCCACAGGTCGATGCATCGCTCGATAACGTCGAGTTGCAGCGGCGATATGTGCTGTTCGTCTTTCTCGTCTCGCCCGCCACGATACTGCAGGGTGCGTGTCTGGTTGATATCCATCCAAACCGGCGATGCGTAACGCTGCCAGACTTCGATCGAATACCAGTTACGTCCATCCGTGGGCGTCGTGTACTTGCTGCGATCGGGTTCATCGGTTCCGCTATATCGATCGAAGCAACCGGAGACCGGCTCGGGGTTCTCGCCGGGCTTGCGGAACGTGAGAATGTAGTCAGCCAGTCCTTGCCCGCTGATGCAGCTATCCTTGACGATCTGCTTGTGGAGCAGACGAATAGACTTAGTGCGCTGCTGAGCGACTACGGGGTCTTTCCAAATGCAAACCTCGCTATGGAAGATCCAGCCTGCATCCTCGTAAGCGCGGACAACTTCACCGCGGAAGTCGCGCATCCCGATAAAGCCGTGCCGCACCTTGCTTGTCGGCAACTGCATGACGTGAACGGCATGGAGACGGCCAGGCATTGTCACGCGCAGCAATTCGGAAATCAGGAACCCATAGTGCTCCCAAAAGCCGGGCCCCTCATTGTTCGATATGTCGCGGTCGAAGTTCGAAAACTTGTAAAGCCCCTCGAACGGTGGCGAGTGAACACCGAAGTGAATGCTGTCACCGGGGATCGCGCGGATAACCTCGCAGCTATCACCCTGATAAATTGCGTATTCGTCGGTTACTTGCTGCTCGACGCATTTAATGCCCTCGATCATGCTGCTCTCTCCAAGAATGCGGGGATCGTCACTGGGACGGACGGAGTGTAATTCGGGGTGTCGCGCACGCTGCCGCGCACGGCTTCGCTCGACAGATCGGCCATGTGCATGACCATGGCCGCCGCCATGCGATCTGCGTCAGCTTCCTTGCGTTTGATGTTGGCGACAGTTGCGCCCTCAAGTTCGCTGGCAATAATGTGAGCGGTGACTGGCTTCTGCTGACCAAACCGCCAGAACCTGCGCACGGCCTGATAGAACTGCTCGAAGCTGTCGTTGAGGCCGACGAACCCGGTGTCCGCGCAATGCTGCCAATTCATCCCGAAGCCAGCGAGGCTCGGTTTGGTTATCAGCACGCGGATTTCACCGTCGCTGAATGCCAGTAGGATGCGCTCTTTTTCGCCTTCTTTCAGTCCACCATGGAGATTGACGGCGCCGGGTATCTGTTTGGCTAGAAGTTCGGCTTCGCCATTTAGATTGCACCACCAGACGAAAGGACGATCCGAAGGCGTTATTGATGCCGCCATTTCGCAGCGCGGTTCTACCGTCGTGCGACGTGCAGCGATACGCTCCGAAAGCGTCTGCGCCTGCATAGGGAACAGCGTTCCCATTTCAGCGTCCGGCGCATAGTCAGCGGCTACGATATGCTGGCGGAATTGCAGCGGCGGCAAGTCGTACCCATCGTTCGCATAGCCAAGGTCTGACGGCTTCCGGAGCATGACAGCCCAAGAGGCCATCCATTTCCAGAACTCGTTTTCAGCGTGTCCTTTGAGGCGCCATTTTTGCGTGTCGCCGCCATCGTGAACAAAGAATGTGGCGAGCATGTCGGTATAGGACATGATGCCAAGGAACTCGGCGTGGTTGCCCAATTCCATGAAATCGTTCGGCGCGGGTGTCGCGGTCGCAGCGAGACGGAACGGGATGGCCTGGCAAGCTTCGATCAGCTTTGTGCGGTAGTGGCCATCGGTGTTCTTGAGGATGCTGCTTTCATCCAGGATAACGCCGCCGAACTTCGACAGATCGAAATGATCCAGCTTCTGATAGTTCGTGATGTTTGTACCGGCGCTGCAATCATCTTGTGACGCGACGATGCGCGCGGGGATGCCGAACTTGTCGGCTTCACGCGCCATCTGTTGCGAGACAGCCAGCGGAGCGAGATACAGGATATTTTTGCCGGTTACCTGATTGATTGCCTGCGCCCACGCCAGTTCCATCAGGCTCTTGCCGAGGCCCGTTCCTGCGAACAATGCCGCGCGACCACGCTTAAGCGCCCACCGAACGATATCGCGCTGGTGAGGAAACAGGCAGTCGGGAAGCGCAGGCGGGTTGTCCAATCCCGTCATGGGATCGGTCACAGCTTTGCGCGTTAGAAACTGGATATACGGGTCCATCACGCCCACACCCCCGCCCAAGCGGCTAGGGCACCAATCACTTCTGCCAGCGCCCACAGCCCGAGCCCGATCAGCGCACCGAACCGCAGTTCTTCGAGCCAGAGACGGACGTTTTCGCGGGTGAAGGGGGTCATGCTGGCACCTTCCCGCCAACCATGAGGTCTATGACTTCACGGTCGAACTCGTCGGCTTTGGGAGGGGTGACTTTGCGGAACAGGCGTGCGTCGAAGTAAGCGAGGAAGCCTTCGCAAAGCAGATAGAGAACATCGCCCTCATCGCCGCCATGTTGCTCACGCCCCATCACAGCCGTGTCCGTCACGGTGTAAATCGAGCCGGTGACGGGCTTGCAGAATGTCTCGCTGAATGTGCCAATGTCATCAGCACGATGATCGGTGCCTTCTGGAATCCAGCTGACGTTGCGAATGCATTGCGCCAGATCGCCTATCTGCCAGTCGCTCATGCCGCCCTCCGCTTGCCAAGAGCGACCAACTGCGCGCCGCGCGCCACCATTGCCGAACCGACAACGGACAGGTCTTTGCGCTCGTTCGCGTCAAAGCGGCCATCGACAGCGGCACGAACGACCTTTGCGTTGTCGTCGGTGTTGTCCGCTGCGAAATCGCCGGGCTCGGGTTCATCGTCGGGAAGGGTAAAAGCACCCTGCGCGGCCAATGGAAGCCATTCGTTCGTAAAGTCCGGACCGATCACAGCAGCGATCGACAGGCGCATGTTGTCGGGCAGTGCGCGGAAGTTCTCATTGTCGAGCGGCAGCTTGGCGGCATCGATCCGCCAGCCATCAACACCCGAGGCTTTCGCAACCTGGGCGACCGAGAACCGGCGACCGCGACCGATGAACAGCATCAGGGCAGCGCGCGTCGCCTCGTTCAAAGCGTCGCTAGAAATGAGCGGCGAAATGCTAGCTGAATTAATTTCGGCCACGGGTATCTCCGTTGGAATGAAGGAGGTCAGAAACATGAGCGCCAGCAGGGCTTGGGAGAGTGGGTTCAACCCTGCTGGCGCTCACCACGTCGCCGAGGGGGCGGCGGGTGGATTTGGTTGTCAGGAGCCGCTCAAGAGCGCGGGCTTCAGCACGGCGCATGGGGAGGCCGCCGACGTTCACCGGATCGGCGAAGGGCTGAGCCAGCGCGACACGCACGGCTGCGAGGGTGGAGGGGCAGGAGGTCATTTACGCCGCCTCACGGACGACTTGGCCGCCGTTCCAGCGGTATCCGTGATACCAGACGGTTTCGATCGGGCAGTTAGCGCCGAGCTTCATTCTCAGTCTGCGAATGAAAACCCGTGTGACACCGGCAGGGTTTTCGCCATCACTGAACCGATTGCCGAGAGCTTCGGCACCGATGCAGGCACCGTTGCCTTTAGCGATGGCATAGAAAAGCTCAGCCTCTCCCGGCGTCAGCTTGACCCGAACACCGTTAACTTCAGTGGCCTGTGGTGTGATGCGGAACTCGCCACAGACGAGCGGGGCGTCAGACGAGAAGTTGTAGCCACAGTGGGGGCACAGATCGCGCATCACGCAGCCCCCTTGGGCCAGCCATGCTGATCGTTGGCGCAGTGACGCGGCTTCGAGGTTTCAGTGGGCGACAGCAGGTGCTTGCCCAATACGATGGGCGTGAAGCGGGTCGCACCAAGGGCGGCTATGACATCATAGAAGGTCATGCCGCGATCCCCGCGCGCCGGATGAATTCGACCTGCCAGATTGCAAAGGGAACCTCGCCGCCTGTGGCCTTGTCGATGTGCCGAGCGGTTTCAGCGTCGGGCAAGCGGCCCTTGCGATACCGGTTCACGGTTGGCTGCTGGACGCCTATGGCAATAGCCAGTGACGCTTCGGTATTTCCGTCTTTCCGGAGATACTGGTCGAGGATGTCAGGGTAGCTCATGGCCCTGCAATATACCGAGATGGTATTTAATGGCAATACCAATCTGGCCATTCCGTCAACTTTTTTGCCCGGGCAAGATATTCCGATGGGGTATCTCGACCGTCTCGCATCGCTGCGAAAAGCAAAAGGCTTCACTCAAGCAACGCTCGCTGAGCGTATGGGAGTGGAGCAACCGACCATTCAAAGATGGGAAAAGGGTAAGCGCGAGCCTAACCTTGGCCAGCTTGTGGAACTCGCCAGCGTTTTAGGTGTGGAACCCGGCTCGCTTATAGGAACGGTGGCGCCGGTTTCGATCGGCCCGCGTCTATTCGTGAAAGGGCTTGTGGCGGCAGGGTTGTGGCGCGAAGCATTTGAGACACCCGAGGACGAATGGCAGAGTTTCACCGGTCGCGCGGACGTGGCGGCTGATATTCAACATCGCTTCGGCTTGCGGATCGTCGGCGACTCAATGAATGAAATCTACCCTGACGGCACAATCGTGGAATGCGTCTCAGTTTTCGGACATGCCGAGCCAGCTCCGGGCAAGAAGGTTGTCGTCATCCGCACGCGGGACGATCACCAGGTCGAAGCGACGGTAAAAGAGTTGGTCGAGCAGGACGGCGCGTTATGGCTTGTCCCAAGATCGTCTAACCCCGCGCATCAGCCGTGGCGCCTTGACGAACCGGGCGAAGGCATAATCGAAATTCGCATCGCAGCGGTAGTAGTGGCGAGCGTCCGACCTGAGTAAAATACCAAGACGGCATTTTCTGCCTTGACCTCTTAATACCACAGCGGTATATACACCCCCACACCGACGAAAGACTGCATCCCGCAGATCTCGGGTGGGAGTTTCCGAAGATGGCTTCACTCGCAAACCTCGAAGCGCTGGTAACGGCACAGACCGCGCATTTTTATGCGGAAGGTACTGCTGGCGAGGCGCGCGCTGAGAGCCGCCTGCTCGACGCAGCGATTGAGTGCGGCATGCACTACGATCACGACGACCTGCATGGCTGGGTTGCTCTCAAGGTCGGTGAGTTCCTCACCAGCAGCCCATCCATCGAAGAAGATGAATGCTGGGGCGACGAAGGCATTGGCCGTGATGAATATGGCCGGTGGGAGTACGCAGCATGAACTGCTCCGGCCCCCTGAATAATGACGCAATTACGCAAAATCGCGCCACCGCTATCCGTAAGGAAGCCATACAGTCCGATTATCGCGACTTTATTCTGTCGTTCGAATACGGATATTACACCGCCGTTCACAAGGAATACGACTGCGATTGGCAGGGTGAAGAAGACGGTTGGGTTGGCTCGCATCCGATCCTTTCGAGCCGCACCCGCAACGGGCTGAAAGAAGAAATCGACGCTTGGCATGGGGAGGCTGGCATATGACCACCCCCTCCAAGATCGAACGCGAGGGTGGGTCTAGGCATACCGATGCAGACGTAGAGGACGCCTGCAACACGCTACGAAAAGCCATTGAGGCGGCTGAGAACAGCAATCACGCTGGCGAAATTTTCGTGCTAGCAGCAGTTGCCAAGGCTCAATCCGAAGTCGTCGTTTGTAGGCCTGAATTTGAGAAAACTCTGGATGATCTGGCGCAGCTTTGTGCTGGCGCGATCCAGCTAATCGAGAGCGCCGAGAGCGATACGAACTGGGGTCAACCCACGTTCGGGCCTTCCTACAGTGAAGATCATCTGGAGCGTCTCGAGGCTTTGCATGAGCCGATAGCAGACCTGTTCATTTACCTTTCGGGCAAGCGCCGCCACGCATCTGACTGCGCAACCTCCAACGCGCCAGCTTATCTGCCGCGCCCCTGTGACTGCACCTATCGGGAGGTCGGCCAATGACCCCCTCCAAGATCGAACGCGAGGGTGGGCAGACTGCTGGGCCGTGGATGGTCGTTGAGCACGAGGTCTGGGACACCCGCCATGATGGCGAACCCGGCGTCCCTTTATTCCGTCGCGACATCAACTACCGGCGCTGGGGGCGGGACTTCAAAACTGGAGAGCAAGACGCCAACGCCCGCCTAATCGCAGCGGCACCGGAATTGCTAGAAGAGTTAGAAACTCTGCGCGATTTTGGCTGCCCACACTGTAGCGGTGATTGCGGATCGGCCAATCCTCCTGTGATCAACTGCCCGATGCAGCAGGCGTCCGCCGCCATCGCTAAAGCGCGAGGTGCGTCATGAACATGCACCGCGCCCTAACCTCCTACAACCAGCATACGCGCAACACCGAGATAGACGCCTTCGCCCGCCGCATGACCCAATGCGAGCAGGTGCGCATGATCGTGGCGCTGATCCAGGGCGGTGCGGGTATCGAGCAATGCGATGATCTGGTCGATGCTCTGGCCCCGCTGAGTGAGGCGCTGAGCGAGCACTATGACGACATCGCGGATGCCGCAGTGTTTGGCGACATGGCCACGCCGAGGGATCGTCGGTCGCCTCGTGCCGTGTCTTGGATGGAGGGTGTGTCGTGAGCAAACTCCTTTCATCCAGTGCCGCAATATTGAAGCAGGCCATCGAAGAGTTCAGCCCGACGCACATCGTGTCCATGGTGTCGGGCGGCTATGATAGCGCCGCCAGTGATCAGGTTGCGCGAGAGCTCGGCGTTAAGATCGACCTCGTGATGCATGGGAATACCCGCTGCGGAATTCCGCAGACCAGCGAGTTCGTGCGCAATCACTATGGCAGTCTCGGTGAATATGTCGAAGCCGACGCTGGCACCGCTTACGAAGACTACGTTCTGCGCAAGGGCTTCTTCGGTAAGGGTATTGCGGCGCACGGCTTTTCATATCGCATTCTGAAAGCCACGCCATTCCGCAAGGCCGTTTCCAAGCACATCCGCCAGCGCAAACGTGATGTACGCGTGATGCTCCTTAACGGTGCGCGTAAGGATGAAAGCGAGAACCGTCAGAAGCATTTGCAGACATTCCGGCGTGACCCTGCCTGCCCGAATAACATCTGGGTGAACCTTATCCACGATTGGGACCAGCAGAGCCGTGACGATTATCTGCGCAACCGAGAAACCCCGCTGAACCCGGTTGCCACTCAGCTTTGCCGTTCTGGCGAATGTATGTGCGGCACCATGCAAACCGCGCAAGAGCGTGGCGAGGCGGCGGCAATCTATCCCGAGTGGGGGAATTGGCTTTCCGAACTGGAGCAGGAAGCACGGCGCTTGCACGGCTTTGGGTGGGGCGAGCCATTCCCCAAGATCGACCGACGCCAGAAGATGCTGCCACTCGATTTCCAACCCATGTGCAAAGACTGTGTGAGGTAGAAATGAGGCTTACAACATCGGACGCCCTTAGGCGAGCCAGAGGGGCATTGGCTGCGATTGTGGCCGACCCTGATAGCAGTCAGTCGGCCGTCGATATAGCGAAACGGGCTTTACGAGAAACAGCCTTTCCCCCCCTGATCGCACGGAAGGAGGGGGTACTGTGAGCGATAATCACAACCAGCATTGGGATTGGGATTACGACGACAGCGACTGCGCAAACTGCGGTGGCGAAGGCTTCACCTACGGATGCTCGTGGGATTGGCAGTGCGACACTTATGACGAGGGGGAGGGGACGTGTCTCTGCACCCGCCGTTGTGAGTGGTGCAATCCTCTAACCGCTGAAGAGATCGCTGAACGCAAGGCCCTACGGGACATTATGGCG